CAAGGAGGAATCAGGGTTCACTTTGGACCCGACGTATGGCTACAACGCCAAGATGGCAGAGCAGCGCGGGATTACGTACAGCCCGTATCACTTCCTGGACTCGAGGTGGCTCCCGAAGGAGCAGGGCCGACTCTTCGGGCTGCTAAGCCTGCTAGACATCGGGACGAGGGCGGCGGTGGACTGGGAAGCCATGAAGAAGAGGGACGGCACGCCGTTCTCGAAGCCCACCGAAAGGGACATGCTCCTTTTCCTGGAGGGGTTCGTACCGGAGGCAGGTTACTACCCGTTCGTCTATACCGGACCGGGCTACATGAGCGACATCGGCGTAAAGAAGCTAAACCCGGAAATCCTGAAGTGCCCATTGTGGGCTGCTGCGTATCCGGACGCGATCAACGTCGCTACGATGCTCCCGAACACACCCGACGAATACGTCTATCACGGGTTCTGCGGGTTCTCCACGCCGGAGGTCTGGCAATACACAGACACCTCGATGCATGTGGCGAAACACCCAGAGGCTAAGACCTTGAACCCACTTGGTCTAGACCGAAACAAGGCAGTTTCCCTGCGGGCTTTTGACCCGCAATGGCTACCGGAGGCAGCATGAAAAAGGAGCTGAACAGCCCGCCTGGCTTCAACGTCAGGTGGAAGGCAGAGGTCAAGGTCAGTGACTCACTGCTATACGTTGTGGCCACCATTGACAAGACGGCCTTCAGGGCTCGAGAGCACATCTCGAGGTACGTCAACGAGATTGCTGGAGTTTCTATCGATGTGCAGGCAATCGCTGTAGAACCGATCTTGCCACCGTGGGTTGAAGAGAAGGCCCTGGAAGCCGGCTACACATACATTTTCAGTGGAAAGAACACAGAGGAAACCAATGCTCCGTTGTTACAACGCTCGCCGTGCCGTCAAGCTGTCCTCAGCCTACAAGAAGCGCCGAGCCGATCGGGTGATGAAGGCCATCCAAACACAAGGACTCCGAAAGGACGTCAACGCGCATTTCCGCGAACGAAAGGGAAATGTTCAATCGGTGCCGATGAAGACTGGGTCTGTGTTCGGCGACACGCTGCTCGAGAAAGAGCTAGCCCTGGCGAACGCAGACCATGCGCTCCGCCGGTACATGGAGTTGGCTCGTCGTACGAACTCGGACAAGCGCCCCAACACCCGGGCGAAATGGGATCAGCGTCAGCGTCGCCTGACTCGTCTACAGCAGGAGAAGGTGGACCTGGAGAGGTCGGTGAAGGCATTGCGAGGCATGCAGAGCAAGGCCGTGGCAGACTCTCAGGATGCCAACGCCATCGGTGCTCGGGAACGTCGACCTCAGCAAGCTCTCTGATTTCTCTGGGGCTCGCTCCGCGAAAAAAGCAGTAGAAGAGACTCTGTCTGAGCTTCTCAAGAAACCTTGCCCTCGGCACCCTTCCGACACGCTCGTTGGGGTGTGCGGGGGCAAAGTCGTTTGCTCAACCTGCCTGAAGGAGAACCAAAAATGAGTGCAGTGTACTTTCCGACTGGAGACGACGTAGAGCGTCTCATCAACGACATGGTGGTAGACGCCGAGTCGTACGCTGGGGCTGCATGGGATAACCCGCGGCGAGAGGAATACTTGCAAGCCTGCTACCCGCTAGACACCAAAGCCGTGAGGGACTACAGCGGGCCGAGGGATGAGTCGTGTGGGTTGTTCGTGCGCGGCAGGCTCCAGAAGATGCGGCTAGACGATAGCCGCGTGTGGCTAAGCCACGCACAGTCGGTTGGCCGCGTGAACACGAACCTGGAACATATGGCCCGAGAGGCTGGGGCGCTGTTCACCTCAAAGGAGGCCAACCTGATCGAGCGAGGTGACATCTGCCTGATCAACGACCTCCACCCGAATCCGAAGCGGGACAGGGCCCATGTGTTCATGGTGACCAAGAACACGAAGCTCAGCTTCGACCAGACACCCGTTCTGCCCTCTGTGGACGGAGGGCAAGGGTGGGAAAATCACCTGTCGATCCAGAACCGCGTTCGCTACATGCTGTATAGCAACAACGTCTGGTTCGAGTGCGCGGACGAGGAACTGAAGAAGCCGGACCGCGTCCTACACTTCTGGGTGTCTACACGACACCTCATCCGGAAGTTTGGGATTCGGCTATGAAGACCACCCATGAGCAAGACGAGGAAAACCTGACCCCGCCGGCAGAGCGTGGGAAGGGTCACACCAAAGCAGCTCGTCGAGCCCTCTTCGCGAATATCATCGATTTCTCGAAATCCGATCGACCGGTTACCTACACGGATCTCATCCGAATCCTTCGAGCAGCGGCGAGCCTCCAGAAGCGAGACCCAAATGCCGGAATCATTCGCATCTTGGCCACTGCGGTGATCGAGGATCTGTCGTTCATGTCGCAGCGCGAGCGCTTCGCCAAGGAGATGTCTGTAGCCACACCGGACGAGCTCGAGCGGGTTTTCAACAGCCTACTGTCCTTCGATGAATAGGAAAGAAGCCTACCTAACCAACTACGACCCGGCGTGGGATAAGGTGAACGACAAGACCATCTGGCTCTTCGTCGGGGCAACCACGGACAAGATCTCGCACGTTTGCGACAAGGAGAAACCGGTCACCTTGAAATGCAGTGTTCACCGATTTCCGAACCACTACTACTGTGCGAAGTGCAACCGCATCTTCGTAGCGAAGGATAGAGACGATGAAGAGGACCTACTGGCTGTTCATGTGGCACCAAGCACCGATCATCATGGTGACGAGCATTGACATCATAGGGCTTTGGCTAGACGCCAAGGACAAGTGCAAAGGTGACTTCACCAAAACAATCGACTTCAAGGACCCAACGAGCAACAGGAACCTTGGGTCAGTCACACTGGCGTCTATTCAGGCCATCCTCGACAGGACGGACGAAGATCCGAGGAACTCATGAGCACGAACACAAGTGTCAGCTTGACGGGTAACCTGGACGTCACGACCACGAGGGAGACCACGCGGCTGCCGATCGTTCTGAGCCTCACTGACGTGAGGAAAAAGCAGACAGAGCTGATTTTGCGAGCCGGTGCGGCAGCCACGGCGGTGACCTTCGAGAACGTCAACGTGACGGAGGCTCTGGCGCTTCACGTATACTGCCCGGCGTCTATCTTGGTGAAGATGTCAAGCTCGGACGCCGACTTCCCTGGCCCAATCCGCCTCGGACTGAAGGGCCACTGGTTCCTGATCCTGAGCCCGGGAGAGGGAATCACCACGCTGGAGTTTTCAAACCCATCGACCACGGACGACACGACGGCCGAGGTTCTACTCGTTACAGCCACGGATTCTGACTCCGTGCCATCCTTCTGGGGATGACCAAGCTGTGGGAGGGTGTAGACGCTGCTCTCAAGGCTGGTAGGGATCCAACGATTCTCATCAGCTACGGCAGAGCTATACCGAAGAAGAAAAAGAGGCCGGGCAGACCAAAGAAGGAGAAGACACGAGATCCAAGTGTCGCTCTGTTCGGAGGTCCTACCCGGCCTCGCTGTTTGAATCCGGAATGCAAGGCTAGACTGAAAGGAGGAATGACACTCGTTTGCTCGCTGGAGTGCAAAAAGACAGCTACTCACCATTTCACACGCGTACTGGAGGAGATCAATGGGTCACGAGATGTATGAGCGGATGCTTCGCGCTGTCGAGCTGAGCGACAAGGGGACGCAGCGCGGAGAGGCCGCCAGGGAGGCTTTTACGAAGGCGTACGGGCGCGCCGTACCCTCTGCCAGCCCAGACACAGTAACGGCGATCGTAGAGGCCGCTGCGCGCCACTTCAACGGAGAGGGCAAAAAGCCGTCTGTACAGGTGAAGGGCAAGGTTTACATCGACGGCGTGTCTGACCCTGTGAAGATGTGCGCCTGTGGGCACCCTGTTTCTCGACACAGGTCCGGTGCCTCGGATACACGTTGTCGTTGTAACGGCTGCGAATGCAAAAAGCTGGAGGAGACCAAATGACTGTATTGGAAGAAGTGGTGCAAGACATTCGACGTGACCAAACAGCCGTCGTACTGCTGAGTGGAGGTCTAGACAGTTGCGTTGCGCTCTCCGTTGCCCTGCGGCAGAGGGCGAAGGTGCACGCTCTGTCTTTCCGTTATGGCCAGAGGCACGTCAGGGAACTGGCTGCGGCCGTGCGGATTGTGGACCACATGAAGGCGCTTGTTCCTGGTGTCGATCTGAAGCACAGCATTTGCGACTTCAAGATCCCGAACCACAAGTCAGCACTGACCGACTTGTCTATCGACGTGCCTGTCGATCGCAAGGAAGGGACAGGGGCACCGGAAGAGATCCCGGCCACCTACGTACCGGCGAGGAACACGGTGTTTCTGTCGATGGCTGCGGCTTTCGCGGAGAGCATCGAGGCCGGCTGGATCTACACGGGCTTCAATGCCGTTGACTACAGCGGTTATCCGGACTGCCGTCCTGAGTTCGTCTATGCGATGCAGGCAGCACTCAATGCTGGAATGAAGAAGGCCCCGAAGATTCTCGTTCCGCTGATCCTCAAGACCAAGCTGGAAGTGGTGAAGCTGGGCAGGGAGCTACAAGCACCGATGGAGCTTTCTTGGAGCTGCTACACGGGTGGTGACGACCCATGTGGTCGATGCGACTCGTGCAAAATCAGGCTAGCTGCATTTGCAGCCTATGCGGAGGAATGCGACCGACCATGAAACCAACCTACCCGCTACACCGACCGTCAAACCTGACCACGCTGAACAAGGTCATTCAGCTAGACCAGTTCAACGATGACGCCAAAGGCGTGCGATCCGGGGGATGGTGCTCGCCGGAGTACCTGGCGTTCATCGAGAGGAACCTGATTCCGGGCAATACCCTAGACGTTGGGTGCGGCTCTGGGATGAGCATCCTTTCTGGGATGGTCACCCATGCAACAGACGCGAACCCAGGACGTGTTGAACGAGCCTCGACACGAGACCCAGATGTCGAGGTGAGGCTGGCCGCGACGGAGTGCCTCCCATACGAGCCAGGCTCGATGGCGAACGTCACGGCCATGCACGGATTCTTTCAGGTTCGCTCGGACTACGAAGCACTGATGGAGATCAACCGTGTTCTCGAAATCGGGGGACACTTCATTTTCGACCTCCCCATCGCGACTCGCACTCTAGAGTTCGGGCGGGTGATCGACATGAACACCTACCTGCGTGGACCACTGAAGGAGTTCGGGTTCGAGACCGTCGAGAAGCGGACGCTGAACGACTGGGAACACGTGGCATGCGTCGAGAAGATCAAGGACTTCGACTTTCGCGACATGCTCAAGCTCCAGGTGATTCGGACTGAGAGTGGTCTGTACGAAGTCAACAACCTCAACGAGGATGACTACCGGCTATGGTGAAAACGCTCATTTGGCCCACCGACGGGGCCACCTACGAAGACAAGTACGGAAAGCAGCTAGAGATTTTTCGGACCGTAGCTGAGGCAGAGAATGGCACCTATCAGGTGTGCGGAGTAGTCCCGGCATGCGCCAGGGACCTGCTTTTCTACCTTGGGGAAGGGCTAGACCGAAGCTGGACCCCGATGCTCGTCCTGAGGCGCGAGGAGTTGGAAGCAAAGTGTGCCTATCTTCCTGTCACCGTCGACGCTCTATGGCGGGCGGACATGAAATGGAGCGGGGCGCGAAGGCATACGTACGAGACCAAGTTCAACATCGCCACCTACTCTGGCTTCTGGCGTCCTGAGATCCTGGACTTCATGGACAAGGTGGCCCGTTACAGGACGCAGTATAGCAAATGCGTGATCGTCCCCTGCGCGGCTGACAAGCCATACCCGGCACCGTTGCACCAGAAGGTTCGCGAGGTGGTTGGACCGGAATACGAGATGATCGTCGTCAGCTCGGCGGTTGGTCTAGCCCCTGAACCTCTCTGGGCATTGATGCCAAACTACGATGCTGGGCTACCGTTCTTCGAGCGGGTTGCGGACGTAGCCGCTGAGTACTTCGCTGTGAACGACTATGATGAGATCATCGTCTACACGGATATGGTTGGGGACGACTTGATGCGCGGCATTTACCAGGCGAAGGATGAAGATCTGAGCGGAGTGATCGACGTAATCGGGCAGAACTTCTACGACGCAGAGCTGAAACGTCCGGTGAAGTGGCACAACGTGCCGATGACGCACCGGCCGGACTACCTGCCACTGCATGAAGAGCGCTACTTGAAACTCCTTCGGGATGCGGTGGCACAATGAGGGGGTTGCTCGTAGCCAGCGGAGGGATCGACTCGACCACCCTCATGTACGAGCTAGCTAGGCAGGGTGACCTGGCCATGGTGATGCTGTTCGACTACGGGCAAGCCTCGCGGCAGCGTCAGATCGAATGCGTCACCTATCATGCGAAAGAGGTGGGGGCGCCACTCCAGGTGATGCAGATCCCTTGGCCGACGCAGATCAGGGGCTCCGGACACATCTTCAGGGTCGGAGCTGCACCGCAAGGGCTAGACGACGCTTACGACGCAGTGAAGATGACTCACGCGGAGTACCAAAAGTACCTGTATGACCGCTGGAACTTCCTGGAAGGGCGGAACATCGTCTTTCACAGCTACGCCTGCGCCTGGGCCATCGCAACTGGCCTGAAAGTGGTGTACAACGCATTCCAGTTCGATGCTCCGGAATGGGAATCCGTGGGTCACCGGACCAACGCCAGGATGGGGAACGACACCTCGGGTGCCTGGGTGAGGGCGTTCAACCAGCTCGCCACCAACGATGGATTCTCGAAACCGGTCAAAGTCGTGTCCCCATACCTCGAGCAGCAGGCTGTGAAGCTGGACATCGTAGGCAGGGCTAGGCGGCTAGACGTAAATCTCGAGATGACGCATTCTTGCGAGTTTTTCCCTGCTTGTGGGGTTTGCCACCAGTGTCTCATCCGTAAAGAAGTGCTAGACGCAACAACTTTCTTCTAGCTCCGGTTGAGTAACGGCTCTTTTGTGGCAATCTTTCCTTCGCGATGTCTGTTACTCAAGAAGGAGAGATGACCATGAACAAGTTCCTGACGAAGTTCGGCGGTGGTGGTGGCGGTGGCGGCGGTGGTGGAGGAAAGGGTCCTGTCAACGAGCGTGGGCTCATGGCTGGTGCCGCTTCTTCTGCCAGTGGCAAGAAGACCGGAAAGGGGGGCCGTGGCAGCCCCGGTATGTTCGGTAAGAACTCGGCTGCCACCCGTGACAAGGCCATCGCAGCTGGGGCCGTGAACAAGCAGCTCCCACAGACTCCTGGTGGGGCTGTGAAGCGTGCAGCGCGAGTTGGAAAGGTTGGCTTCGGTGGTCGTATTGCCCGAGCCGTCAAGAACACGTTCACCAAGGCGAAGCGTTTCGCAGGTTTCTGAGCTAGACGGATAGAGGCTTGACAGCGCTTTGCGCTACGAGCCATGTGTTGCCGATGGAGATCGAACTAGAAGTAGTCCAAGGCAACTTCCTATCCGTCCGAGCAGAAGGGCACACAGCAGGGCCGGCAGACGACAGAAAGATCGTCTGCGCGGCCGTTTCCGCGTTTCTGGAAACCCTGCTGCTGATCCCAGGGGTAAACGGGGTCAGTGAGAATGGGCACGCGGCTCTGTGTGGGATGCTGACGACGGAGACGCTCTACTCGTTCCGTTTCGTCGAGCGTGGACTTCGGCTACTGTTGAATGAGTACCCGGGTCATTTTGACCTGAAAGGAACCTTCTTCAGTGACACAGCCATTGGATCAGACACCTAAAGTCTGCCCGCTAGACGACGATCAGATCGTCGACGTAATCCTTCTGTTCGTCGACGAATACAACAAGTGCGCCAAGATCCAGCTGTATAGCTACCAGCGGATCTTCATGCGGCGTGTGATCGAGACTGTGCTCCTGCACACAGGAGAGACCCTTACAGGTCTTTGGTCTCGGCAGAGCGGAAAGAGCGAGGCCATCGCCAGCCTGATCGGCGCCCTCTGCATCATCGTTCCCACGCTAGCCAAGAGCTTCCCCGACGACCCCCGTTTGATGCAGTATTTCAACGGGATCAGGATCGCCGTCTTTGCTCCTAAGCAGGAGCAAGCCGGGTACATCTATGACCGTGTTCGGGAGCGCGCAAACTCTGAGGCGTCAAAGCAGATCTACGCCGACCCAGACATCAACATCACCGTCAGGCAATCAAGGGGTGACAGGGTTTCTTGGAGCAACGGGAGCTACATTGTTGCCAAGACGGCTAGCGAGCAATCCTCGGCAGAGGGTGGCACGTACGACCTGATCATCCTAGACGAGGCTCAGCTGCTATCCAGGCACAAGATCTCGAAAGAGATCAGCCCGATGACGGCTGCCACCAACGGTTCGTTGGTGATGATTGGAACGGCCAACGTCTCGGATGGAGCGTTCCGAGACGCCATCCTCTACAACACCGTACAGGAAAAGAAGGGTGCTAGACGCAACCACTTCCAGTTCCCATACGACCTCGTCATAGAGGAGAAGCGAAGGCGCTTTGAGGAGACAGGGAACCCGTTTCACCTCAACTACGAGAAATGGGTGGCCGGAGAGCTAGCCAAGCTCGGCGGAAATAAGGATAACCCCGCTTTCCGTATGAACTTCCGCCTGATCTGGGAGGAGGTGAACTTCGGCGCTATCGACCTAGAGGCTTTCTACGACAGCGCGGACGAGGGGTTCGAGTTCCAGGAGTTTTGCTTCTCGAAGCGTCTGTGCGCAGGGCTAGACTACGGTAAGAAGAAAGACGCTACGATCCTGTCCATCGTGGAGCAGATCGCTGGGTCGGAGGAGGTTGATCCAAGGGCCATGACCAAGCCTGGCGATGACCCGATTATTCGTTTCAAAAAGCGAATCATTCGCGTTTTCGAGATTCCAGGCAGGAAATGGGCAGACATCCTGGGCAAGGTTGTAGACATCCTGTCTAACTACAGTGTCGATACGCTTGTCTGTGACGCGACTGGCGTAGGAGACCCGTTGACAGAAACCCTTGTCGAGTTGCTGCCAGACGTTCGAGTCGTTCCCTACGTGATGTCTAACGTCGGGAACGACAAGATCTACAAGCACTATCTGCAAGAGACGAGTGCTCATAGGGTTCTATACGCGGCAGGGCCGAAGACGCAGAAAACCCTTGAATACATTGAGTTCAAGTTTGAGCACGAGCGCCTCAAGCAGGAACGAATGGGCGTCTTTACGAAGTGCTTTGCCCCAGAGGGTGAGCACGACGACTATTGCGATTCCGCCGCACTCGGCGTGTATGCTACAACGTTCCCGAAGTACGAGTCGCCGGAACAGCTTGCAAACCCATTCTACGAAACGCGTGGCGGATCCAAGAGGGGTTCTAGCAGGTCAGACCGGTACCGATAGAGGAGACCAAAGACATGAGCGAGCTGAACGACACCGATTTCAACTTTCCCCCAGGCATCAAGACCATTGGCAAGCTGATCGGGCATCTCCGGTCGCGGGAGAACATTCAGGCTGTTGCAGCCACGTTGGCGGACACCGCAGCCGCGGCCGTTGTGTGGATTGCCACCTTCGACGGCGAGATTGGTGACATCGTCATCGCAACCAAGACTGTTCCCGCCGCTGGCGAGAGCATGGTCTTCGACGTGAAGAAGAACGGGACTTCGATCCTCACCCTGGCGAAGACCCTGGACAGCACGGCTGGCACGCCGAAGACGCAGTCGATCTCGAGCCTCCTCGACCTGTCGAAGGTCAGTTTCTCAAAGGGGGACGTCTTCACTGTGAACCGCACGTACGTTGCCGGTGGTGGGCCGGCGATGACGTACAACCAAGTCACCATCGAGCCGACCCTCCAGGGTCACGCTTACACGCGCTTACGGGCGCTAGACGGAGGGATCAGAACATGGCGAACAAGAACCTGCGCGAAACCTTCTTGAACCCTCCGAAGGGCGGGAACGGCCAGACGGGTATCACAACCACGTCTAGCATGGCCCGTAACAAGAGGATTGAGGACGTCGACTACCCGAAGAGCGGCAGCGGATGGCCTGGCTCTGGCGTGCCTTCGGGTGGGGGCAAGGGAATCGCTGATCGTCGAATCGACGCGGAGCGAGCAGCAATGCCTCGAGAAGAACGCTGGAGGGCCGACATGGATCGGATTGATGCGGAGGTGGCTCGTCCGAAGAGTGGGCCGGAAGCACAGACCAGCCTTCGTGACACTTTCGAGAAGGGGGAGCTGACCGCGCGCACTGGAGCCCTTCGTTCCACGTGCGTTGGTGCACAGGAGTTCCGCAACTTTGCACGCGGGATCCCAACGCAACCACTCGACCCACTGTCACCGATCAGCACGTTCGAGCTCGAATCGGCCCAAGACGGGACCAGCAAGGTGCTAGACGGTTCAATGAACGCGTCGCAAGCACCGGCCGTTACGTCCCCACGACCAACGTTGACCCCGGCCAAGCCAGACGGACGGGCTGACGGGAAAGAGACGCCGAGCATGGGTGTCCCCAACGTTGGAAACTCTACGCCGTACGCTCCTGAGCGTGTTGTGAGGCGTCCGTTATGAGCGACGTCCGCTACCTGGGGAGCCTTGTTGATCCCGAGGACTACAGGCACCTCGGGTGGCGGGCCGTTTTGGCTTGTTGGCTGAACGTCCTCCGAGACTGGCTCGAGAGGCGTATAGCCATTCTACTTCTTACGGCTGAGGTCAAAGCCGTTGGTGTCAAGGACCGCAATAAAGAGCTACGCATCATTGCCGAAGCCTCCGTCGACAATGTTGGTCGTGACCGTCTACACCCGACAATGCGTAGGGCTCCACGCTCAGCGATCAGCGACCTGCTGAAAGAGTGGCGGAACGGGAAGACCTCCTACGAGGAGGGCCGGAAGAACCACGAGAAGCCTGAGCCAATGAAGCCGCTGGAGGAGAGTCCGTTCCGCACGACTCTAGCCATGGCGAGCATGCGAAGGGACAGGAGGACCAGATATGTCCCCGGGAGGGTGCACCAAGTGAGCACCCTAGACGGGGACCTAGACTTCGAGAAACCTGATGAGGAGGATTGATGCCACGCACGGGATCACAGGAAGACATCAGCAGTGGCCAGGTTCTCAATGAGCTTGGCCTTATGCGTTTGGAGCTGACGCAAGTGGTGAACCGCCTCACCAGCGTAGAAGCCAAGCTAGACGAGCGGGACAAGGCAGAGCTAGCCAGGCTACAGGCTGAGCTAGACGAGGCACGAAAGGTGCGAGACGAAAAGTCCACCTATGCCTCCCGCGTCGTCATTGGAGCCTTCGTGACTCTGCTCATAGCTCTGTTGATTTACCTGATTGGCGTAGCTTTGCCTTTGAAGCGAGCCATGGAGCAACGAGCACCAACCGGAACACAGGACCAGTCTACCATCCTGGCTGGCACTAGGAGAAACTGAGCATGTCAGCATTTCAGTTCTTGACGTTGCAGGGTTCTGGCGGAACAGCCGTTCCGTACAATCGTCGAAATGGACCCTACAACCTGAACAACCTAGCCAGCAACCCGCTGGATTCGTTGCGTTTGCGCAGGTACGAGGAGCACTGGAGGTTCTATCAGGGCCTGCACTGGAGCTTCCAAAGGGAGGACGGGGAGCCACTCGTATCCGTCAACTACTGTAGGACTGTGGTCGAGAAGAAGGTTTCCTGGCTCGTTGGCAAGGGGATGACGATCACCGTTCCCGAAGTGCTGACGAACGTAACGAAGCCAATCCTCGAGGAGGTGTGGCGCTACAACGGCCAGCAAGCTGTGCTCAACAGCATGGCGACGACCGGAGGCGTCACCGGGGACGTCTTCATCCTGGTGCTATACGAGGAGCCAACCGACGTAGAGCGAGGGATCAACCCGCACACCAAGGGGAAGATCCGCATCCGCCTCGTTCAGCCGCATCAGGTGTTCCCGATCTGGGATCCACTGAACGTAGAGAAGCTCCAAGCTGTCCGCATTGTCACTGAGGTTGCCTATAACGGGCAGCTAGACGCAGACAATCCGCAGGGAATCCGCCGAGACCCGACCCCGCCAGGCGCTGTTGGTGCTCTTCAGAAGCGAAGGTACATCGAGGACATCTCCGCGAACTGGATCGTCGAAGGCTGGGAAGGCGAGCAGAAGAGCAAGCGCAAGAACGACCTGGGAGAAATCCCATTGGTTCACATTGCGAATATCGAGTTCCCTGGTGAATACTACGGCCTGTCGGATCTAGACGGTGTCATCGACATTCAGCGAGAGCTGAACGAGAAGATGACGGACGTGTCCGACATCATCAACTATCACGCAGCTCCGGTTACGATCATGACCGGCAGCAAGGCGCGGAACCTGGAGAAGGGGCCGAAAGCTCTGTGGGCTGGGCTTCCAGCTGAGGCGAAGGTGTACAACCTCGAGTTGGGTGGAGACCTTGGAGCCTCTCACCGCTATATCGAGCTAATCCGGCAAATGCTCATGGACATCGCCAACCTGCCGGAGGGGTCACTCGGGCGAATCCAGCCGATCAGCAACACGGCAGCGGCGGCTCTTCAGGTGGCTTTCCAGCCGCTTGTCGAATGCACGGAGCGGAAGACGCCGAACTACACCCGTGGCGTGCAAAAGGTGAACTACTTCATTTTGCGCACGCATCAGCTCGTCACGAAGAAAGCCCTTCCTGTTGACCTGTGCAGGCACTGCGGCGGGCGAATCCTCGAGATCGAGGAGGAGACGATCACGGGTGAAAAGGTTCCGAAGCTGAAATGCTTCTTGATCGACCACCAGACGCTCGAACTGCTGCCGCCTGGCAAGGTTGAAATGACATGGAAGCGGAAGCACAGCTTCGGCGTCGAAACTCGCTCAATCCCATTTGATCAGATCAAGAAGGAGTTCAAGACCGAGGGCGCCTCGGCTTGGGATGTGGCACCGCCGCAAGACCTCGAGCAGAAAGCCCAGGATGACCAGGACCGAAACCGCGAGTTGCAGGAGTGGCAGAACGGCGAAGAGCATGAACAGAACAAGGCAGCCCAACCGCCTCCAGAGGAGCCTGCGGAGGGAGGGGAAGAGGGGGGTGGTGAGCCACCTGCCAGCACTCTTGAGCCTCGCAAGCCAAAGCTGCCACCAAAGGAGCTAGACAAGCCGGTCGAGGTAAAGCCGGAGCAACTGGCCCCCAACGAGATCGATGTACCCGATGAGCCGGAGACTCACGATGTCACCCTCTCTGAGTGGGATCCGATCAAGCGGACGTTCGTCTATCGTGCTCTTGGAGAGCTGAAGATTGTTCCCACCGGCTGCAAGCGACCCGACTACTTGAACCCGTACGAGAACGAGGTCTCGTTCAAGAGTGCTCTACCGCGAGACCTACAAAATGACACCAACCTCTATTCGGCTTGGCAGACGAATGGGTGGATGGATCGTCACCAGATCATGAAGAAGCTAGACCAGGGTATCCCGATCGAGGCTACCGACAAGGCCCTGGCAGACGATATTCCGTTCCTCATGCAGCTTCAGGGGAAGGCACCAGCACCGGGCGTAGCGCAGACCGCCGGGGTGCAGGGTGATAGCAATGGAGCACCGCCTCCTCCAGGGCCAGGGCCAGGACGCGGGAACATGGTAGCCCCAGGTGATAACCTGGCTTCTGCACCACCGAATGGATCCCCTGGATCCGCTGTCTGAGGAGAATGAGAAATGACACTTCCGCAAACGTGGTCTAGCCGCTGGTACAACACCACACTCGGCGCTGATTCCAGCCCCAACGCCGTAGAACCACCAACCACGGGTGGTGGCTGCCCGTATATCATCAGCACCAGGAGCAACATGACAACGACGCAAGTCGTCCTGAGTGTTGACGGAGACGCGGCTGAATCCGTAACCGTAGCTACTTGGATTTTCGACCGAGCTGTCTACCCATCCGGGAAATGGATTCTCTGGGATACGGCAGTGGCTGTCGTTGTTGGAGCCCCTCGCAAGATCTCCGTTCCTTCTGGGGCGAAGGTTTGGCACCAAGTGACTGCCAAGACCGGCACCCCTGATGGTGTCTACGCTGGGGAAATGGCCGGCTGATGGCAAAGACTCCACGCGCAGGAATCTCCACGCAGACCGGACCGCGTGGAGGCCGCTTTTACATCACAGCATCTGGTCACAAGGTTTACGGAACGCCTCCGAGTGCATCACGCGACCCTGCCGGGGCAGCTACGCCTAGGTACGATCGCGGTGACGGCGGTGACCTACCGTCTAACTTCGGGAAGAATGGCCCTGTAAAGGGTGGTCCTAAGCGACCTACCCCTACCCCGCCTCCACCAACTCCACCGAGAACACCGAGGAGGCAGCCAGCACCACCGAGGCCAGCACCTCCTCGGAGGCAGGCGGTTGTTACCCCGCCTCCTCCTCCACCGCCTCCTCCTCCACCTCCCCCGCCTCCCCCGCCTCCTCCGGCGCCAAAGCCAGCACCGGCACCAAAGCCGGTTACTCCACCACCGCCTGTCGCTCCTCCGGCCCCGCCACCACCCGTGGCGGCCAGGACCATAGAAACTGGAAACAGTACAGCAAAGCAGCAGGCCGAGGATTTTCCACTCCTGCACCCAGGGGAGGGGAAGGTCACTCGTAGCTACGTCGCGCAGGGAGCTATCATCCACCACGACAGCAACTGTGGAATCAGCGCCGCAGAGGCAGCCGCTGGCGTGGCTGATGGCGTTCGTGGTGGTGGGTTCGGTAGCCTGCTAGCCAAAAACCCAGTTGCCTTCTCTTTCCTGTCCGATAAAGCGCTGAAGGCAACCGGGATGGAGGGGGAGTTCTACGCGGACATCAACTACGTCACGGAGCCGTCTAGCTCAGGCCACTTCACCCGTTGTAGGGTCAACGGCAGCAGCAAGGGCAGGAACGAAGGGTATAGCTACAGGACCAACCTGGAAATGATGCTGCAACCCCCACCCAGGGAGCCGGGAAACATTCCGTTTTCATGGCCTGGTCTCCACCACCAAAGGGTCCTTATGGACAACGCGGAAAGGCTGGAGGACCTCTTCCACAAGGAAGCGAAGGGCGGTAAAAACATCAAACAAGCGGAAGCCAATGATCTCCAGAGGGAGCACGCTCTTCGTATAGCTGGAACGATCAGGCACGAGCTTGGCCACCACCTCCACTTCGTCATGGTTGGCAAAGTGGCACTGCTCGGAAAGCGTAGCCACGGCACACTCAGGGACTGGCTATACGCGCAGAGGCCACCAGATAAAGATCCTCCCGGAGAGGGTGAGGCATTCAGTCGAAGGAGTTTCCCGCTCGGCTCCCATGAGAGGCGCGTGATTGAGCTACTTCAGGAGGGGAAGCGTCTTTACAAGAAGTCATGCGACAAGAACGCCACCCTCACTCGATACAGCAGGACCAACGTAGCCGAGTGGTTCGCTGAGCTGCACTGCATCACCACGGACAAGGATCTGTCCGAAAAGGCT